GCGTGAAGTGACATGATCTCAGGAGCGCTCTGATCCAAATCTCTAAGACATTCCACCTGGGAGGTTCTTTCAAAAGGGTTTTCTTTTCCCTTACCTCGACCAGTTATCACCCCAAAGTTCAAGTAAGGGACAGAGTATATTTTCGATATGTACGACTCTTTGAGAACCACACCATGACCAAAATCATGGATAGGCTTTTCATCGAAACGCACACGGAAAAGTACAGAGTTAATCTGAGCAATGTCAGTTTGAAGCAAGTTCTTCCCCAAAGAGGGAATAAAACCAGCTTTATTAACGACATCAGACCACTCGACGTACTCCTCTTTTGTACAACAAAAGAGAATATCATCCCCGTTCACAAGAACTCTAGGTGCTTTCTTCTCCATTCTCCAATAAGTATATCTGAATAAAATATAATTCAGAATACAAAGAATAGGAAAGGAAAGGATATGTCCCATGAGTTGCCCATTTCTCTGCTCCACAACTCCTTCGCTAACACATTTGAACTGGTTATAAAATTCTAACCAGGGTGAATCCCCCTTATTCATCGGTTCGGTCCTATAATCAATTTTTGCTTGGCAAAAGCTATTGATACAGGTATCCCGAAATCTGTCTGAACAAAGTTTCAAAATGTGACGGAGAACCATCTTGGACAAATGTCCTGATACGTTATCCGTAGCACCGGAGTAATCTCCCGAGTTGAAGTACTTTCCGAACTCCCACGACCCAGCCACATAATAGATGTCGGCGTCCTCGACAGGACGGCCCATCAATTCAAACTCTCTTCTCTTTCTGAGTGTGTCGAATAAGAATTTCTGGATATCTCCATAATTCAAATATTCACCATCAGCGGGTTTCGTAATGATACGACCCTTTAGAGGTTCGAGGATGACGGCAGGTTGGACCAAAAGTTCCGGTATTAATCCATTCTTTCGAGCATATGTGAGTTCATCATAAATGTCTCGTTCAGAAAGGAATACACCGTAAACTGGTCGCATGGATCGGTCTCGATAAAGTACCTCCTTACTAGACTTGCTAGTCCATTCTTCATTGGTAGCTACAAAACCCATAAATTCTTCAGTGGAAGGTAATAATTCCTTCTTATTTACAAACTGAAGACTTGTAAGGTTATAGAGCTCCTTTGCAGTCTGGATTTGACCTCCGCTACTTCTGGTAGCACATACTGTACTATGGTTACTGTAGAGTTTTTTCTTTCGAGAAAAATCTTGATTGGAGAGCGACGATTCGTCAGCTCCTCTTAAGACTTTTTCATTCCAGAACTTTTGTGGTTTTAACACCACATCCTGGAATTCCTTCTCGAGAATTTCTCTAGTAAACCACCTAAGTCGATCCGTGATAGGAACGTCCTTGGTTAGTGCAGCTTTGTGATCCAGTAGGGATTGGTCAACAGCATCAGGTCTAATCGGAAGCAGGCCTTTCTTAAGGCCTTGGAACAAAGAGTAGACAGCACTCGAATGCTTGTCTTTTGGGCGCAATCTAGAGCAAACCAACCTTTTATAAAACAAATTCCATTCGCGGGGAAACACATAGTGTCCCAAAGAACACGGAAGAGGTTTTGGATAATCTGTCATAAAGTAAGCTGCAAACACATTATTTATCTCAACTTTAAAAGTTTTGATAAGTGTTCCTAAGCAGCATTCCAAATAGACAGACATCTCCGTTACCTCCCATGATTCTTTGGAGATGGCGACTTTAGGCATCACAATTGAAGCAAACTCTTTGAGTCTTTCAATGTAATCTTCGGTCTCCATTCGCACAAGTTTCTCTCGGGCGCAAATGTCTTTGTAAAAGGCTTTACCATTGCTTGAACAACAAACACTGCCAGTATCAAAATACATGGTCCAGTATTCGACAAACTTAACGGATGACCGCCTCCTCCACTCATCGCTGACCACAATTCCGTAACAGGATAGATAGTCAGCAACTTTAGAGAATAGGGCGTTCATACGGGAATCGAAATCCACACGATCTTGTCCACAAAGGGGGACGGATTTCAGCCTTGCCATGGCTGCTACGATAAAGGAAGAAATTCTTTGCATTGTTAGTTGCTGTTGCTGGCTTGTTAAACCGGTCTTCCTTT